AATGGGGGACTGTTTTTTTTCCGCCATGAGGGTGACGACGTTGCAGCGGCGCTTGTCAATCCGCGACTAAGCACGCTGCTGGTCCTGAATGTATCGCCAGCGCATCGCGGGCATGGCCTCGGCCAGGCGATCACCGCGTTTTTGAAAACTAATTTCGTGCGGGCAATTGAGTCCGCCGTCACCTTTTTCGAGCGATGCGGTTATCAGAGCATTGGCGCTCCAAAGCAGGGAATCCGGCTCAAAACGCAGGTTATGATACGCCGGGATTTGCTGACGCTGGCTGGGCGGGTGGCGCGGCTACGCGGAAGTCGATGCGATGGAACAACTCATGCTGCGGATAAATGAGCCGCGCCTCCGCGCTAATCTCATCGCGGCTCACCGTGCGGACGCCCAAAATTTCCGCGTGCGCGAAAGGGGGCCGCGGGCCGACAGAGAAGGACACAATCTGACCAGGCTTGGGGGCTTTTTGATGGATGGGACGGATGGTGTGAGTCTTATCGCCGGCGAGGATGCGGCGGGCGAGATCAGTCCTAAACCAGAACGTCACTCGTCTTCGCATTCTTCCGCTGGAACAGGGCGGACGGCATTGCGCCGGAACGAACGAAGCCATTCTTCGCGGCTCAGACGCGGCCCGAAGGCTCGCTCCAGCTCTTCGCGGGTAAAGACAAGATCCTGCGGCCGCGGGCGCGTGGTCTGCTGTTCTGACTGCATGTGTCTAATTCTATCTTACCGCCTGCGGGAATCAAGGGAAAACGGCTTAAAATCAGTCACTTACAAGTCTATAGCCATCATGGAGTTAGCCGCATGAAACGGACGGGGCCGCCGCGAAAACCAACGGCGCTGAAGCTGATCGAAGGAACGTGGCGCGCCGACAGAGCGCCACGGAACGAGGCGCGCCCCGCGCCGGAGCTGCCGCCAATTCCACAGCATCTGTCAGGGGAAGCGCGCAAGGAATGGCGGCGCGTGGCGCGTCGGCTTAGCAGGCTGGGACTCTTATCCAGTATCGACCGCGCCGCCCTTGCGGTTTATTGCGAGTGCTGGGCCGACTGGGTGGAGGCCTCAAGACGTTGTGTCGGCGCCGACGGGAAAGATCTGAAGGTGATTAAGACAGGAGAGAAGATCAAATACGAGACAGGGCCTGACGGCCAGCAGGTGATCCTGGAGCGCAGCGGCGGAAACTTCGTCGAAAATCCGTACTTCACGATTAAAAAACGCTCGGCAGAAATCATGCATAAATTTTTGATCGAGTTTGGAATGACGCCCGCAGCGCGTACTCGAATCAATGTCTATGAAGAAGAGAAGCAAAAAGATCCCGCCGAACGGTTCTTCGCCTGACCCGGTCGAGCAGTATGCCTTGGATGTGGTGAGCGGGAAAGAAATCGCAGGTCCGCTGGTGCGCCTGGCGTGTCAACGCCATCTCGATGATCTACGCAATGGCGAAGAGCGCGGAATCTGGTGGGACTGGCCAGCCGCAGAGCGTGTGATTCATTTCTTCCGGGATGTGCTACGGCTGTCCGGCGGCGAGAGCGAGGGCAAGCCGTTTATCCTCGCGCCGTCTCAGGTGTTCATCGTCGGCTCAATCTTTGGGTGGAAGGGCGCGGACGGCTACCGGCGCTTCCGCGTGGCCTACATCGAAGAAGGGAAAGGCAACGGGAAATCGCCACTCGCGGCAGGCATCGGGCTCTACATGCTCGTTGCGGACAAGGAGCCGCGTGCTGAGATTTACGCCGCCGCAGTCGACAAAGATCAGGCGCGAATTCTCTTCCGCGATGCGGTCGCCATGGTCGATCAATCGGTTGCTCTTGATTCCCGGCTCACCCGCAGCGGAGGCCGCGGTCAAGAGTGGAATCTTGCACACCTCGACAGCGGCTCCTTTTTCCGGCCGATTTCGTCGGAGTCGACGGGACGTGGAAAATCCGGGCCGCGTCCGCACTGCGCCATTCTCGATGAAGTGCACGAGCATCCGACGGATGCTATGGTGGAGTTCATGCGCGCCGGCACGAAGGGTAGAACTCAGGCGCTGATCCTGATGATTACGAACGCAGGCGTGCTCGATGCGGGATCGGTCTGCATGCACTATCACGACTATGCCTCGCGCGTGCTCAATGGAGAATCGAACGACGCGTTTTTCTGCTATGTGTGCGGGCTGGATAAGCAGGACGACTGGAAGAATCCGGCCATTTGGAAAAAGGCGAATCCGCTGCTCGGTGTCTCTATTCCCGAGAAGTACCTCCAGGAGCAGGTGCGCGACGCGATCGGCATGCCGAGCAAACAATCTCTTGTCCGGCGCCTGAACTTCTGCGAATGGGTCGAATCCGCCGATCCCTGGATTGAGCCGGAAGTCTGGCGGCGGAATGGCGGAGCGTTGCGTGAGCTGCGCGGCCGCCTCTGCTGGGGCGGCCTGGATCTCGCCTCGAAGAACGATCTCTCAGTGCTGGTTTTGATGTTTGAGGCCGACGACGATGGCATCAAAGACGTGCTCTGCCGGTTCTGGACGCCTGGCGACACCCTGCATCAGCGCGCCGAACGCGACCGGGCGCCTTACGAGCAATGGGTGCGTGAGGGTCATTTAATCGCAAAGCCAGGAGCCACGATCGACTACCGCTGGATCGCGAAGGAAATCGGGGCGCTTTCTGGGCTCTACGGCATTCATGGCATCGCTTTCGACCGCTGGCGCATCGAAGAGATGCAAGCGGCGCTGGATGCGGAGGGCGTTAATGTGGATCTACTAGAGCACGGGCAGGGCTTCGAGTCGATGAATCCCTCGATCGAGGCCGCGGAGGATGATCTCAAAGAGGGCCGGCTCCGGCATGGCAATCACCCGGTCTTGACGCACTGCGTCTACAATGTGCGCGTGGTGAAAGATCAGGCCGGCAACCGGAAATTCGACAAGCGCAAGGCGACCGGGCGCATCGACGGGGCGCAGGCTCTGGCGATGGCGGCTGGGCTGTACCGGGCGAAAGCGGAAACTGCGGATGAAGGGATTTCGATTTTTTCCATATGAGCGACGTGCTTGCACTGTGTGGCGCGGTGTTGATTCTGACAGGTCTGGCGATGATCTACATTCCAATGAGTGTCATTGCGGCAGGCTTGGTCCTCATTGCGCTGGCCGTGCTGCTGGAGAAAGGAAAGCGTGGGACTGCTCGCACGGCTGATTGAGGCCCGCAGTTCGCCGGAGAATCCGAGAACACCTCTCTCGAATCCAGACGAATGGCTCTGGGATGCGCTCGGGGCGCAGCGGACCGAGGCTGGAATCTCCGTCACACCGAAGACTGCGCTCTATTCTGCCGCGTTCGCGTGCGGCAACGTGCTGGCGCAGTCGGTCGCGCAGCTTCCCTGGGATGTCTATCAGCGCTCGGGAGAGAACCGCGAGCGCGTTCAGAATGAAATCGACTATCTGTTGCACAATGAGCCAAATCCGGAAATGACGTCGTATTCATTCCGGTATGCGATGGTGATGCGATGCTGTTTTCATGGAAGGTTCCATGCCGAGATCGAGCGCAATGGGGCTGGGCGCGTCCGGTATTTGTGGCCGCTATTTGAGAAGCCAGTCGAACAGCTCCGGGATGTCAATAAGCGGCTGATCGGTTACAAATATGGCGACCGGCGCATTCCCTTGCAGAATGTCATCCACGTGCCCTGCATTCCGCTCGATGGGACCGAGGGAGAGTCGATCCTGTCTCAGGCGCGCAACAAGATCGCGCTGGAGTTGGCGGCGGAGAAGTTCGGCTCGAAACTCTTTAGTCAGGGCACGCGGCCGAGCGGGGTGTTGGAATCCGATCAGACGCTGAAGTCCGATGCGCGAAAGGAACTCTCACGCGAGTGGCAGGCGTTGTGGGCTGGGACCGAGAACGCGATGAAGACGCCGGTCCTGACGGGAGGGCTGAAGTGGAAACAACTCTCGATCAACCCAGACGATGCGCAGTTTCTCGAGACGCGCGACTTCCAGGTTTCCGATATCGCGCGGTTCTTCCGAGTTCCCGGTGTGTTGATCGGCATCACCGACAAGACCGCGACCTACGCCAGCGTAGAGCAATTCTTGCTCTCCTTCGCCAAGTTCACACTCGCACCGTGGCTTGTGGCGATCGAGCAGGAGTTTAATCGGAAGCTTTTCCCCTCGACGGTGGCGATGTATTCAAAACTCGACATGCGCGGCATGGAGCGCGGCGATTTGAAGTCGCGGGCGGAATTCTACAAGACCATGTCGGAGATCGGGCCTTATACGGCAAACAAAATCCTGAGTCTTGAAGATGAGAATGGCTTCGAAGGCGGCGATGTTCACATGCAGCCATTGAATTGGGGACCCTACGGGAAAGTGGCGCCAGCGCAGTCCGCTACATCGCCGGAGCCTGGAACGAAACGCTCGGACCCGTTCCGGACCTTTCGGCCGCTGCTGGAATCGGCCATCACAGCGATTGCCAAGACCAGGAAGCGCGATGCGGAGTGGATCAAGTCGCGCTGTGAGCCGATTCTACGCTCCTTGATGATTGACCAGAACGGCTCGGCGGCAGACGTGAATGAGTTCATGGAAAAGCTCTGCATCAGGGCTCAGGAATGGACCCCGGAAGCGATCGATGACGAGTTGCGGAAGATGATTCTGTTTGCGCGAGGTGAAGTATGGAATTAGAGAAACGGGCAGCGAGGAATTATTTGGAAACGCTAGCGCTGGAGTGCCGCGCCGACGAAGACTCTCCCGTCATCCGGGGTTATGCTGCAGTGTTCAATTCGATTGCGGACTTCGGATTCATGCGCGAGGAGATCAAGCCGGGAGCGTTCGCGAGAGCCTTGCGCGAGAAGCAGGATGTGCGCGCGCTGGTGGAGCACGACAGCGCCCTGATTCTGGGCCGGACAGCGGCGAAGACGCTCACCTTGCGCGAGGACGAGACTGGGCTTTTCGCCGAGATCGTTCCTCCCGACACACAGACCGGACGCGATACGGTCGCTTCTCTGAAGCGCGGGGACCTCGATCAGATGAGTTTCGCCTTCATCGCGACGAAGGTCAGTTGGATCGAGCAGAAAGGCATGACGCCTCTGCGCCAGATTGAGGATGTGGATCTGTTCGATGTGTCGGTTGTCGCCTTTCCGGCGTATGAGGCAACCTCGGCGCAGGTGCGGTCACGGATTCAAAATGTCTGCGGCAAGGACGTGGAAGACATTTTGAAGCGGCAGTCTTTCACCGATCCAGCGATGATTGAAGTCTACGAGCGGGCGAGGAGAATATGACCTTCAAGGTTGGTGACATCGTCACCATGAAAGGTCAACCCGAATCGATGACCGTGGTTCAGGTTCAGACTATGCGCGGCGGCAAGCAAGGCATCGTCTGCGGGTATTTTTCGACAGCGCGCGAATACCGCGAGACAGCGCCAATCGACTCGGAAGCTCTCGACTTGGCTAGACTTCAGAAGAAGTGATTTGACGCGTTGAGTTAGAATGGTTTCGTTGTGAGACGGTAGTCTCCCGTTTTTGAATGCGCTCATCGGTAGGTGGCGCTCAGACACCTTTACCGGAGGCATTCATGGACCGACTGTTAAGCAACATCCTCAGAGAAAAACGTCAGAACGTCCTGGTCAACGACCATAACCCTATTATCAATCTCGCGAAAAAAGAGAATCGCGGCTTCAGCGCCGAGGAGCGTGAGAAACTAGATAAGATCGACGCGGATCTCGATCAGCTCGACAAAGATATTGCGCGCGCCGAAAAGTCGGAGGCCCGCGCGCTGGACGAAGCAAAAGTCAAGCCTCCAGCCGGCGGAGGCGATTCGGAAGCCGAGGAGACTCCCGAAGAACGCAAGAAGGCCGGCGAGGCCTACCGCAAAGCCTTCACCGAATATCTGCGCTACGGCATCCAGGAAATGTCCCCCGAGAGCCGGGCGGTCCTGAAGACCGGCTGGCGCGCGGAGAAGACCGAGAAACGTGCGCAATCCACGTCGACCACGGCTGGCGGCTACACAATCCCGGAAGGATTCGTCGCGCAGCTAGAAGCGTCAATGAAGGCATTCGGGGGAATGCGCCAGGCGTCGGCGGAATTGCCTACCGACAGCGGCAATGATCTGCCCTGGCCGACCTATGACGACACGTCAAACACCGGCGCGCTGCTCGGTGAAAACACGCAGGTGGCTGAACAGGACGTGACCTTCGGGCAGATCGTC